AGATCTCCCAGTTTCCGTGCAAAGAACTTCTCCACGTGCACAAGGTCTCCGACTGCGCGAGGTTCTTCCCATGCAAGCCGTTACGTCATGGGCAGATGCAGATGTTGCCTTCTCTTCAAGCGAACGAGATCGGCACCTCGGAAGTAGACCCGTTTCGCAGCTTTATACTTGGCCCGTGGTCGCCCCTGTGAACGCTTCGCGTCGACCCTCGCGGGACGCCGCGCATCACTCGGGGTCGGGGTGGTTGGCTAGACCTTCCCCGTGGGGGACTTGCACCTCCTATTCTCTGCCAGCGAACTGGCGCACTCGCAGATGGTCAAATTCGACCGCGAGGCTCCATCTGCGCGCGATTCGGCAGAGCCTCTTAGGAAGGTCGCTGATGGCCGATCTAGCGGCCGGCCCGGAATAAGCCACAGGCGGGGGCGTCTACGGGCCGGAATTCCGCGTGGGTCCGGCAGCCGCTGAGGCACGCGCGGGGCGCCCCGGGCGTCGACGCTCAATGGACAGCCGCCAACGCAGCCAGCTTCGCTCGTCATCGACCAAACCCCGCACGCGCTTCTCAGGCGGGTGTTTGCGCGTCGCGTCCACGGCACGGGCGAGCTGGTGATCAGTACCTGGTGGGACGGCGCGTGTCGTCATCGTGCATCCTCGCTTTGCTGATTGACCATCCGTTCCAGCGCGCGCCACAACGCCTGCGCCTGCGGATGCCACTCTGCGCCACCAGACCCAGGCGGCCAGACGCAGCGTTCATCGGGATTGACGACGGCAGGCCAGCACCACGGCGGCAATTTCAGCACATCATCGTGCAGCTCTTTGTGCAGTCTCGACCAGCGCTCGCACGACGCACATTCGTCGTTGGGCTTCAGCACATCGCAAGTGCAGGCGGGCAGATCGAGCATGCGGCGGAAGAGATCGACGGCCTCGGGCGGGATCGTGAAATTCGGAGGGCGGCTGATGGGTGTTCGGGTGGTAGGCATCGTGTGCCTCTCCTCTTACAAAGAGGCCAAGTTGGCCTCTTTCCAAAGGGCTCGTTTTGAACCCCTTCCAAAAGATGCCAAATTGGCATCTTTTGTGAGCTATTAATCGGTCCCTTGCCAACCGACAAAACTGCCCGGCCTGCCGATTGGCTTAATCGCCTCAACGTTCAAGCCAAGCCGCTGCAGAGTGCGGCAGACAAAGGCGCGACAGCCGATCTCGTCTTTGATTGCCGGATGCGCCTTCGGACCAGTCTTGCCATAGATGACTTCGCCATCCTCGGCGATCCGCGCCGCCAGGGCTTCGGCGCGATCCAGCGCGGCGCAGGCTTGCGCCAGTAGCTCGACGCCGCCGCGATCTGTGACGGCATATTCATGTTGGACGGCGGCCCAGAGCTTGTGGCCGTGCTCGCCAAGCGGGCGCGGCGGTGCGATGCCGGTCGATGGCGATGCGACGATGGTTAGTGGCGGTGGCTTCGGCATGGCGTTAGATTAGCGCAGTTTCGGTACCGGTGGGTATCAAATGCAATGTTTTCTAATGTTTTTCGCTGCGACGAAAGTTTCGGTGCCAATGTTTTTCTTAGTTTCAAAAAAGCTGGACTGTCCGACCGGTCCGCGAACAAACCTATAGCATTTTCTCGACGTCCCCCACCCCCACTTGGAGATGGCCGCCGGGGACAAGCATCAGGCACGGCTTGCGTTCTGACTCCCAGAGATTACATCGCCGCTCGTGCCAACCGCCTGCGCATCGCATACGTCGTTTGTTGCGCCCTGATCATTGAGCAGCGGTCATCTATCGCCTGCTGTTCGGCATCACAGATCTTCCAGCCGTCCTCTATAGTCGCGACGCCATCGGCAACCATAACGCCACTGCTGCGGACAACACGGAAATTGCGGGTAGTGCGTTGGTAGTACAGGTGGACATCGCGCATCGGCGTTCCCCCAAAGAGACTTTAGCGTTCCGAAATCGCCATCAAGCAGCGAAACCGCCCGACCGGCTCATCGTCCACCCGCAGCATAACACAGACATGGGTGGCATAGCGAAAGCCTACTGGAATCTCCGGCAGCTCGGCCTTCCCAAATTCACCGGGCACGAATTCGCGGATGTACTCGACCTGGTCCGGATGCTCGTCGAACCACTTCCGATCGGCGGCAATAGCCTCGTCGAGACTCATCACCGGCCGGGATGGTCTGGATCGAATAATGGCTCGCGACATGCTTCTTCTCCTTCGAATCCGTCACCCTTCTTCAAGAGCGTCACAGCTAACCCGTTGATTTCATTGCAACGAGTGACGCAGTTACGGAAGTGACCCCTGTCTCCCATATATATCCCCCTATCCTGCGCGCGCGGGAGGCCTCTAGTATAGACAAGCGTCACCTGCGTCACTGCGTCACCAACAAGTCGAGTAGGGTGATCCCAAAAAAGGGTCACCATGCGTCACCATCATTATTTCATCCAAAACCGGCCGCTGTTTTGGCGTGGTGCCCGCCGCCAGCCCTGCCGCTCCAGGATTGCAGTGATCCGGCGTGCATCGGCAGTCCCGATTCTGGCGTCAGACACAAACCCGAGAGCGTACTTGGCAACTTGCGAGACCGTGACCTTCATCTGCGTCGGCAGCAGCGACGACAGGTAATCGGCGATCGGCGCCTCCCACGGATCCGCCTCATAGCGCTCATCCTGCTCCGGTTTGATGTATTTCGCCTCAAAGGCCTTGTCCGGCCACCATTGCACACCCTTCCGAAACAGCTGCACGGCCTCGGCCAATAGCTGGTCGCGATCCCGGCGCAGGGCGTCGAGATCGATGCTGCCGGTCTTCACCGGCCAGTAGCGCCGAGCTCCGGTCTCGTCGCGCAAGTAAACCGACTTGTTGGTGGTGCCGATGAACACACACTGCCGGGGCTCGACCGACTCCTTGTGACCGTAGCTGCGGCGATAGCGCTCGGTCGTCCGTGAGATGAAAGACTTGAGCTGGGCGCTCTCCGCCCGGCTCATCGCGTTCAATTCGGCGATCTCTATAATCCACTTGCCGCGCAGATGCTGGCTGACATCCTTCCCGGCGGTGGCGATGTCAGGCAGGTTGTCGGAAAACCACTCGCCAGCAAGAATCCTACAGGCGGTGGATTTGAACTCGCCCTGCAGCCCCTCGAGGATCAGCATGTAGTCGGCCTGGCACCCCGGCTTGTAAATCCGCACCACGACAGCAACCAGAAACATGCGCCCGATCGCCGTCGCGTATTCGCTGGCTGTGACACCGAGATAGTTGTTCAGCCACTGATGCACGCGCGGCTGACCGTCCCATTGCAGGCTATTGAGATAGTCGCGCACCGGATGAAACCGGCGCTCGTGAGCCCGCAGATCGATTGCCTTATGGACAATATCCTGTCCGATCAGCGGCAGACCGTTAAGCTGAAGCCACTCCTGGATGGCGGTGGCATCGACATCCTCGACCGGCTTGGGTGTCGGCAAGTCGACCTGGCTGCCGATCTTCCTGATCATGACCTCGCCGCAATACATCTCGTCATAGGCCAGCATGTGCTTGACCGCATCGTCGTTGCGCAGCGCGAGCATGACGTTGGCCAGGTTAGACAACGGCCGGCCCTTGGCGTCGCGCTGGCAGTAACTGAGCCAGTACACCGTTTGTGATGCAGCGCCAGCGCCGCCAGCAGCACTGCCACCGCCAGCAGCACCAGCAGTGCCTCCAGCAGCAGCACCAGCAGCAACACCGCCGGTAGCACCAGCAGCAGCACCACTTGCACCCCCACCTATTTTAGCGCGCCATTTTTCATACGACCGGGTGACTTCAGCCAACAACCGCCCGGTATATTTCTGCCCGATGCCGTTAGGGTGTTTGGCGAGCTCGTCGGCGATCTCTTCGGCAGTCCAGCCCAAGCCAGCGAGATGCCAAACCACCCGCTGGAAGTCCTTGCTACGATCATTGCTGATCGAATCTCCGTTCGCGATCAGGTCCTGATAATCAACTTCATCGGCTAGCTGCGGCCCAGCGTTGTTGAAATCCAACTCGTCGAATTCGTCGTCATCCTCGACTGGCTCGACAGACACACACAGCCCGCCGGTGAACTCGCATTGTTGAGGCGCGGGCCGCTGCTGCGCGTCAGAGAAACGGGCGAACAACACCTCGAACAGTGCATCGTATTCCGGCAGCTCCTCACTCACCGGAAGTCCAGGATAATCCCCATTGATCTGCATCGCCGATATCGTGATGAACCTCGTGCAGTGCCGATAGAACTCGGCGGCGCAACTGGTTGCTTCGTTGAGCGCGATCTTGCGGTGCAGTTCGCTATCGCGGGCGATACCAATGATGCGCGCCCCAGTCCCCGATACAGTCCATTCCAGATAGCAACCGGCGTTGGCGGCTTCAGCAAACAGCGCTTGCGCCCAGCGCAACACTTCGCCGGTCGCAAAGTCGCGGATGTGATCGAGGTCAATGGCGCCAAGATCGGAATCCTTGAGCATGTAGCCGATCCCGTCGCACAAACCCGCCTTGAAGGCAGCGAGCGCCTCGTCGTAGCTGCCCCAAGTCTTGGCATCGTTGGCCTTAGCTTTGCTATTCCAGTAGGCCGCCTGGAACGGCACCTTAGTCCACTTGGCGCGGTTCTTGGTCTCGACGTAGATCCATTTCCACACCACCCAGCGCCGCTGCTTGGTCAGCGGCAGCAAGGCCGCCGGCAATTTCGTAAGATCGCCATGAAATGTGCGAGGTTTTGCAGGAATCACTTTGCTGATCATCGCTATATCGTCACCAATGAAAGCGGACGGTCCGCGATCGCGGTCCGCCGAGTCGTAAAAAAATGGAGAACAGCCATTTGCCCTGTTTCTCGCTGGGCTCGCGAAACATCAGCTTGGCTGCCATGTCATTCACAAATTCTCGTTCCTTGGCATCGCGCAGGCGGCAAGGATCGCGGTTGCAGAACAGCGCGATTTCGTACCAGCGCGGATAGTTGTCGGCGTCGTAAAATTCCGGCGGCCCCTGCATTTCGTGCGATGCCTCAACGCGGCCTTGTTCGTGGCCTCGTTTGATTCCGCGGTCGTAGATCTGCTTGGCTTCCTCTGTGCTGTAACACTTCGTCTCGATCAGCATGGAGAGATCCAGGTTTTCCGATTGCAGCACTTGCTGTAATCGGCCGACCGCGTTGATCTTCTCGCCGTCGCTATCCGTGCGCATCATCAACCGCACCACCTTGGCGATGCGCCTTGAGCGTTTGCACGGACGAGAATCTTCGTTCTCCGCGTCGGGATCGCAGTGACACACACGGTTGTCGAGCGGACAGATGTAGTCACTCATGGCTGAAATTTGCCGACTTCATCGCCGACACAGGTCCATCCAGCCCACTGCTGGCGCGCGAACAGCTCGACATAGGGGCCATGACACAGCGCCTCGACGCGCTGATAAACTTCATCGGGCTTGCGGCTATGTTCGCGACGGGGTGCGACGATCAGCTCGCGCACGCCCTTCGACCTGCGCTGCGGGTGCCCTCGTCGACCAAGCCAGCAGATCTCAGCATTATGCCGGGTGCCGTAGCCGCCACCCATGAACCAGGTCGGTGCCTTCCTGTTCAGCTTGGCCCACGTAAACGCCGAGCCGCTGAAGGCAAAGCCCCAAGCCTCTATCAATGGCTTGACGAGATCGACCGAGCGCAACGGCACCCATAGGAACAGAAAGCAGTCCGGCGCTGCGATGCTCGCCACCGGAATCGCCGCAAGCTCGTCGAAGGACAGGCAGCCATAGTGGTGCTGCGGCGTGCGATCTTCGCCCTTGCGTGACCATGTCTCAAACGCCAACGGCGGGTCCGCCAGGATCGCGCCAGCTTTGATTTCTGGAAGCATCAGCATCGCCAGCATCTTTCGCGCCATGAACACATCTTGCAGCGCCAATCGTCGGGGTTTTCGGTGATGCGCGACAACAGCTCGCCCGCGCGCGTCGCCTCGATGACGGTCACCGCACGATCACTCATCATTTGGGCTAGCTGCGCGTCGAACGGCACGAGGAAATGGAGTCGTTCGCAGGTGTCGGCGTTCAAGACGCTGAACAGCGCCGGATTGGTGACGGCGAGATAGGCCTGGTAGCAGGCGACTTGCGCGGCGTAAGTTTTGTAGAGCCCAGTCAAGCCGTCACGTTCGATTGCTTTCCAGCCTTTCGCCTTCAGGCATTTGTGTTCCCAGCAACAGGGAAAGAGCAGTCCCTGCACATCAGGACCAGCGATAATGATGCCATCAGCATGGCCGCGAAACAGTCCATCCGCAGCCTTGAACTCCAGCCGCTCTGTCGGTGCAAACTTGAAACCGGCCGCAATCAAATGCTGCCGCGCAACCTCCTCGAAGAAGTGCCCGCGCGCGAAAATGTCCTTGATGCGACCCGGAAATTGCGGATCGCACAACCAATCGAACTGAATCTTGCGCAGGCAATCTGATCCGATCGCGCTCGCGCCAAGGTATTGCCGGTAATTCTTGCCCGGCGGCTCGGCGGCTTCGATCAGCGCGTTAATGAGATTGTTGATCGGCTGCGCTGACAAAATTTCGCGGTTGAAATTCAACACGACACTACTCCTTATGAATATCGACGCAGCGCATGCCGAACTGGCGCAGCAGCCGCTTGAGGACCCAGCGCAATGATCTAATCGGATCGACGCCGGGTAACGGCTGCAGCGTCAGCACGAACCGCCCGTTACTCAAAAAGGGATTTCGTCCACGGCCTTCTCATTAAGAGAGGACTTGCGCAGAATGCCAGGGCCGTGTTCGCCCGCGGCCTCGGCATCGTTGATGAGCTGCCAGGCCAGCAGGACGAAGTCCGTCATGGTGTCTTTTGACCAGGCCGCCAAGGGCTTCGACCAGTCGACGCTCGCTTGATCGGCCAACATCGGGAGAATCGACTTGACCACCGCGACGTCGCCGGGCGACGGCGAGAAGCCGTCACCCAGGACCGTCTCTTCCTTGTCCCAGCCTTCACTAATCGCTTGCTGGTGTCGGGTGGTGATCCAGCCGAACAGCGCGCCAGCAAAGATCCAGCCCCACTGCAGATCAGACAGCCGTCCAACCGGCGTGTTCATCAACGGGCCCGAGCTTGTGGCGACCCTTCTGGCTTCGGCGATCGCAACTGCGGTCGCCTTAGCCTGCCAGTCATCCTCATGTTTTGAGATGCTGCCCATGGTATCAATCCTTCGCCCATTCCGGCCGCGTGATCGTGTTGGCTGGTGCCGCGGTCGACGTGTTGGTCGCAGCAGTCGTCGTGGTCTCGTTGCCCTGGTCCGGCTGTTTCCACGCCTGCCGCTCCGGCGTGATTACTTCCGTGATCGTGTTCTTCGCGGCAAAACCGTTCTGCGGCGGCTTGACGCCAAGGCGGGCAACAAAGCGCAGGCCCTCAAAATCTCCCCAGCTCGAGACCATGCGCGCCTTCTGTGCGGCTTCGCTATTGTCGTCCGGACGAAACCCGCGCGCCGACTCGAGAATGGCCTTCAAGGTCGAGCGCGAGATCTCGCCGGCCTGCGCGTGCCCCGGCGTGGTGCCGTGCAGGGTGTAGCGCTGCCACAGCTTGCGCTTGCCGAAGGGGCCGTCGACGACGACGAACTCACAATCGAGTCCATCACTGGCGCCATCAGAGGCCTTGCTCAGAAAGCCGTTGCCGGCATCACCAGAGCGGATCCTGAGCTGCAGCGTCACGATGGTGCCGGCAGGGATGACGTCGAAACTGCGCTGTTCGCCTGCATCGTTGAGATTGTATTCATCATTTACCATTGGTCGTCTCCTGTTTGTTGGAGGTAGTGAGCTTGCGGAGAAGTTTGCCGAGATCCGGCGGCTCGACTTGGTTGAGTTTGCCGCTGCGATCCTTGGCTGGATAATTCCAAGGGTTCGGCGTCGTGCAGACGAAGCCGCGGGTTGGTGGTTTTTCGTCTCCGAAGCCGAGGAACTGGTACGTCACGATCTCATCGACGATGCCGGGTAGCTCGCGGCTGGTCTTGCCGCCTTCACACTGCAGCTGCCATGTTCCGCGATTGAAGTCGTCGGTCGTGAACTCCAAGATCCCGACGAACACGACGTGCATGGCGCGCGCGTGCTGCAACTGGTTCAGCCACAGGATCATCTCCCGGGCGTGGAGCCCGTACGCACCGCGCGTATCCTTCTTGCCGGTACGGTCGGAGAATGCCTCCGGCTGCTGTTCGGCCCACCGGAACGACAGCCGTGAGATCGCGGTGAGCGAATCGACGAAAATGATGTCGATCTCGTCGAGCCCCTCCAGCGCGCCGCCGAGCGCCTTATAATGTGCTTCGGAATAGCAGCTCGTTGGAGCGAAGCTCCGGTTCGGGCCGCCGATCCGACAGGCGAGATCGCGCGCGGTCGGCCAGTCCGACAGGCGAAT